TCTTGGGTTCATCCATCATCATTGGGGCATCCATCATAATATCGTTAATGGGAGTAGAATCCATCGTAGTCTCTTTACTTTGACTTACATTTTTTTCGGAGTGTGAAAACGCTTCGCGGTTTGCAGGAGGGTGATCGGTATTGATAAAATTAGTAGTGGGTTTGTCTTGTAAAGGTACCATTCCGTCACCACTATCAGAAAGATTGAGGGTGTTTATATTATCATGAGACATCTATTATAGTCGTATGTTTTCAGATTACCTAAGTTACGCGCTTAAGTGTAAAAAAATATGTCGCATTTACAAACTATTCACCAGGGGTCGGCTATTGCTTCTGGGGTGTGTAAGGATTCCGAGTACACGTTAAACTGTACCCTGGATGATTTTAAACGTTTTTGTTCTGACTGTATAAAACAACTTGGTATAAATGCCACGTTTCACTGGCAGAAAAGTATCAGGGTTTCGGAATTGATTGAAGGATATGATAATGACAGGTGTTTCATGAGTCCGGATGGTGGTATATTTTTTATTGTCATCGATAACAATAAATATTGTTTCCTGATCGTAGAAGACAAATACCAAGGTACAAATGATCTAAGGCTCTCACAGACCATGAAAAAACAAGGTTTAGGTAATGCGATCGAGAGAGTATTCAAAAATCTGAATGCATCATGGCATCTATTCAAAGACTTACCAATTTCACCTTATTTGGTGTTTGTTGCTGGTTGCGACTTCCATAGTAGTGAAAGTATAATTCACAGAATCGGTCCACTCTCAAACTTTGGAAGAAAACCATTAGTTTGGGAAATGAAAAAGGATACCAGTTTTGACGTGTCAGAGATGATATCAAAAATAGACATAAGAAAGGATGTTAACCGAGAGTTTGCAACTTTTTGTGTTAAAACCCATAAGTATGATGAGTTCCCCCACAAAAGTTCTATATGGGAAGTAGGTGAACGTCTGGAAATTATGAAACATGTTGCACAGGAGTCACTTAAGGAAGTTATCCTCTATCACAGTAGATATGAACAATTATGTTCACCAACCTATGATAACATACATAGGTAATAAGAGGAAGCTAGTAGATACTATAGAAGATGTAGTGAAGAGATTAAAACCTGAAACATTTGTGGATGCATTTTCTGGATCTGGTGTAGTATCAAGGATGTTTCTCACACACTGTAAAAAGTTATATGTAAATGATCTTGAGAGATATTGTGAAGTTTTATCCCAATGTTTTTTGAAAACACCATCTTGGTCTGATCAGGAAGATATTACTGAACATATTAATTGTATGAATACATTATCTGCTAAAAATGGACTTATCACCGAACTATATTCACCAAATGATTCATGTGAGAGGTGCTTTTATACACCGGAAAATGCTCACATAATTGACGCTATGATTGACTACATTGAAAAAAATGTACCTGAAATTCTGAAACCTTATTGTCTAGGACCACTTCTGGTGAAAGCGAGTATTCATACGAATACATCTGGGGTATTCAAGGGTTTTCATCAAGGTGGGTGGGGTGGGAAGGGTGGACACGCTGTAGACAGAATTACTAAACGAATTGAGGTTCAACACCCAATATGGCTTGAACCCTCTAGAGAAGTTGAAGTACATCGTAAAGATGCATGTGATTTTTTGAGGGAATTACCAAAGGTGGATCTCATTTATCTGGATCCACCGTATAATCAACACCCTTATGGTTCAAATTATTTCATGTTAAATCTCATTTGTACAAATGAAAGACCTCATACAGTTTCAAAAGTATCAGGTATCCCAGTGGATTGGAACAAAAGTCAGTATAATTACAAAAAGCAAATTAGAGAAGCTATGGAACTTACCTTAAAATTGGCTACTGAAAAAGCTAAACATACCTTGGTGTCTTATAATAATGAGGGGTTTATTAAACCCGATGAATGGGATGAACTTCTCAAACCATATACCTATGAGAAGATTGAAATTGATTATAATTGTTACAGAGGAAGTCGTAACCTAAAGAATCGTTCTAATAAAGTTGTAGAGTTTATCTTTGTTATTTCGTCTTTGTAATTTTGAGATTTGTCTTTTTAGTAGCCTTCTTAGCATCATCCTCTTTCTGTTGGAGATACTTGGGGTTGAACATTTTGTTGTGAAGTTTCCATAAATCTGGATGACCAACTCTAAAGTTTTTCCGAACAGTTGCTTTGTACCAGAATACACAATCCTGTATCTTGTTTGATTTTACTGTATTATCTAACACGAGACATTCATAGTTTTCTGTACACGCATCCATAACTTTATTGAACATATCAAAATTGGGAAAGATACCAAAGAAGGATTTATACAATTTTTCTCTATTTTGAAGGATATTTTCCCTTAGTAAAAATATATAATCAACATTAGCTCTCAGTGCTGGTGGGAGATCCATACAATACTGCATGGTCAACATGAAGAAAATCTTCCAATGTCTCCCATTCATGAAACATTGTCTAATACATGTATCCTTGAGGAACTTATTGTCATACATGCAATCATCTAGAAGCATGAAAGCACCACAATTTGGTTTACCTGCACCCACTAATTTTCTCTGTCTTGCCATGACCCGCTCTATAGCGTCTCTATCATAATCACCATACACGAATAGATCTGGTATAAACTCCGAATAAAAGTGATTCCCCTCCTCCGTTCCTGAGAGAACTATACCAGCTGGAAGATGTTTCTTATGGTACATGATATCTTTCACTAGGGTTGATTTACCGGTATTACGTTTTCCAATAAATACACACACCCTGTCATCTGATATCGTCTCTGGTTTGAACTTCTTCAATTGAAGATTCATTCTACAGTAGTGTCTCGTTTTATTTAACATAATTTTACTCACATACTATAGGAATGTCAGGTCGCTTGAGACTTGCTGCCACTGGAGTCCAAGACCAATGGCTTACAGGTGAACCACAATTTTCGTATTTCCTAATGAATTTTAGGAGACACACAAAGTTCGCTATTGATTATGTAGAATGTCAATTTGATGGTGTTGATCTAGATTTTGGTAAGACTCTTCACTATCGCATACCAAATGATAAAGGTGATGCCATTAGTAATATGACCCTAAAAGTCATATTAGACGATCCCTCCCCTGGAGGTGATGAATGGTGCCCCTCTATTATTTCACATTTGGTGGAGAGTGCCGAACTTCTTATAGGGGGTCAGACTATTGAAAAGATTACAGGGGAATACATTTACATGCATCAGCAGCTTAACAACACTGATGATGACACTGATCAGACTGTTTACTTTCTAAATGGTCACGGTGGGTTGTTGAGTTACACTGGTAATTACACATACTTTATGGACCTTCCATTTTACTTTTACCGTAACCCGAGTCTATCTATACCAACATGTGCACTCACAAAACAACTGGTTGAAGTTAAAATTAAGTTAAGATCTCTCCCGGAACTCATTGAGGGTGGTGCATCAGGGAATGTCTCTGCGAATCTGATAAAGTGTTCTATAGACACAGAGTTTGTATTTCTCACTGATAGAGAACGTGACTATCTCATGAATAGACCAATTGACTATGTTGTTACACAAGTTCAAATGTCTAAATTTGTCATGAAACCTGGTGAAAATATCAAATCTGTTATGCTCAACTTTTCACACCCAGTGAGGGAATTATTCTTTGTATCACAATCAGAGGAAGCTGTTCGCGATAATCACCCAAATCGGTACAACACTATTGCAAATGTCAAACTCAAGTTCAATAACGAGATGGTGTTTGATAGAGATCGTAAGTTTCTCGTGTATGAACAGGCTCTAAAGCATCACGTGAGCCCCCCAGAATATGTAGCCGGTACAGATTATAAACAATCGGAGTTTGCTATGTATAGTTTTGGTCTCAAACCTGAGGTGTATTACCCAACCGGACAAGTCAACATGAGTAGAATATATCACAAGCTCCTCACGATTCAGATAGATCCAATTAACACAAATGACAATAATAACACTAGAGTGTATGCAGTCAACTATAACATACTTCGGGTGAATGGCGGTTTAGCAGGTTTAAAATTTTAGAATGTTATATTAGTAATGGCTGGTCGTGTACAACTTTTAGCTTCTGGACCACAAGATAGGTTCTTCACAGTTAATCCAGACTATACATACTTTTTGCAGAGTTTCAGAAAACATTCAAACTTTGCAAGAGAATATGTGAATATAGATCCAGAAACCACTGTTGATTTTGGGGGTAAAGTGAGATTTAAGGTTGCTCAAAATACCGGTGATTTATTGACAACTCTGAGTGTGAAGATGAAGTTACCTACTATTTCCACATTAATTTACGATGACCCACGATTTATAGAGTCTATCGGTCATGCTCTCATAGAGCACGCAGATCTCATCGTAGGTGGAAAGGTGATTCAGCGGTTACCAAGTGATTATCTTCAGATTTACACTGAACACAATGTCACCCAAACGAAACAGAGAGCCCTCAGGGAGTTGATTGGGAAATACCCAGAACGCACATCCTCAGAGAGGGTATCAGATAAAGACATCCTTGGTGTGATTGGTACAGCTAATACAGAAGATGAGTTCTTTGTAGATTTACCCTTTTACTTCTATAACAACCCAGAATTGGCAATACCCTTATGTGCCATAAAAAAGCAAGAAGTTGAAGTTGAGATTAAACTTCGCGACCATGATCACCTGATCATAAAAGGTTCCAATGGGTCACTTCAACCCGTGACACCTGGAAGTATCCACCTCAAAGATTTTAGATTATGTGCAGAAGTGATATTCTTAGAACCATGTGACAGAATCAAACTAGAGACGGAAAAGAAAGATTACGTGATTACACAGGTGCAACAGAATATATTTAATATCGCTCAAGGTGAACAGGAAGGTGGTTTCAAATTAGATTTTGTCAACCCAGTGAAGGAACTTTACTTTGTGATTCAGAGACAAGGTGATATTGGAACAGCTGAGGGTGAGTTTATTACCCCATTTGACTACGATAATACACTCGCAGATACAGGTGGTAAATATATACTGTATGAAAATCTTGACTATCTCAAACTTGATCTAGACGGTCAGCCAATCATCACACAAGAAACTGGTAATGTCATATTTTTAAAAGCAGTTCAGGCCGCAATTCACCACTCCAAAACACAACTCATCAGGCGGTTTTACTCATATAGTTTTGCTTTAGAACCAGAAAAGTGGTATCCAACTGGACAGGTTAATTTCAGTCTCGTGAAAGAGCAAATCCTTAACCTAAGTCTGACACCTTGTGCAGATTATGCAAGACAATTGAGAGTCTACGCACTGAGCCACAACATTCTTCGTGTTGGTGAGGGAATTGCTACAACTCTTTTTGACCTTAAATATTAAAATGAATATGCAAACTGGTTTCGGTGATATGGGTGACGGGATGATGGAGCGGTACATTTCTGATATGATTAACATCGTTCAACCCGTTATAGAGAAGAGTACTTTACTCGCAGCTGAATATTGCAAAGCTTGTGGAAGAGATGTAATTCTTTCAGAAGACATGGAATACGCGATGAAGTATTGTGCGATGAGGACAGTTGGTGAGGCAATTGGTTCTATCATACCAGAAATATACAATGAAGAGGTATCAGACGAGGATGAAGAGGAGGAGGAAGTTGAACCAGAGGACTGCCCGGAGTTTGTTAGGTACTCAGGTACTGACCCAGTTTTCATCTGGGTAAATGAGGCATTTGATACATGGGACACATGGATTCCCCAAAATCCGACAGAACAGATGTTAAAAAATGCTATTAATAGTAATGAGTACATCCGAGCCGGAGGGGTGGACGAGTTCTGAATATAAATCATTTCATGTGACAAATGATGATTCCGAATCTAGTGTTGATGGAGATTCAGATGACGAAGAGCAAATATTCGCCAAGTCATCAATTGTCAGGATACCTAAGTACAAAAAAATAGTAGAGAAGGAGGAACTATTACCTGAATAAAATTTTCTGTATATATGTTATACAAACTCACAATGGCTGACATGACCGCCCAAGCTCTCAAGACCGTTAACCTCGTTTCTCAGGAACTCGAGACCCAGTCCCTCAACTCCATTGTTGCGGGTTTCTCATTCGCGGCTGCCATGTCGTGGATGGACCTCGTCCGTTGGTTCATCCAGCAGGTGATCAAGGTGCCCAAGAACGGTGGTACCCAGTACACCCTCACCGCCGTCCTCACTACCCTCCTCTCCATCGCGGTGTACCTGGTCATCTCTAGTATCTCCACCCGTGTCTCCAAACCTGCCCAACCTGTCTACGCGGTTACCCGCTAATTTTTGGTTTTCGCTTCATGAGGCTCAGAAGAACTATACCGATAAATACAATAATGCCAATGGAAATATACTCTACTTTCCACTTATAAACATCTCCCCCGATTTCTGGGATGCTTATTGGTGGCGGCAACTCCTTTTCAACAACCTCTAGGGGAACCTTTGGGAGACCCTGTAATTTATCAGTAGAACATATGATTTCAAACTTCAAAATGTGGTCTTGATTCCTGAAATCGTAAGGAATCAAACGCCCGTGGCTCATGTAAAAGAACTCTATTTTGATATCCTTGACGTACTTCTGTGGTCCCCTGTAGAACTCGTGTGTGAATGGATCGTCAGTACCATAGAAGTTCATAACGTCTGTACCATTCAACAGAATGTGACCAGTATAAAACGGTGTCGTAGAATACACAGTCTTTGTAAATTCATCTGACCCTGATGTCATACGAAGAACGAGTGAGTTTGGTCCCTCAAGGTTTATAGCCCCGGAAACGATACTATCACTCTCTACTGGATTTTCGGAAGAAAACCCTATGACTTGATGTGGCGTTGTGAGAGCCACGTTACTCAAATAACCATTCGTACCATCAAAGAAATTGAATGTGAATGTGTTACTCGCAGTTACTTCTGTGTTTGAAAATGTTAGAGCCTGAGTATCTGTGTCAAATACAACCTGATCTATACATGTCGCTGGTGGTTGCATGAGAGTATCAAGATCTGAGGCAAGGGCTGTGCCATTCGTATAATTGGTTTCGTTTAGAGTAATCTCTATGAGATCGTTGGGTGCACCCGAATCATGAATGCTAAATGTTTTATTCGTAGCACACGTAATCAATTGAGGTGTTGGAATACGAGCGGAAATCAATTTGATTTGTGTGACATCATATATAGGTTCTTTGAGAGTCACGGTGTAACTATTAGCATACGTATATACGTTGGTATCCCTCTCACTACTATCTATGTCAAGGGTATGAACCTTCATTAAAATATAGGTACAATATTTTAATGATTGTTTTTATCTATAACTGAACATCTAACAAATACTTTGAGAGAGGGGGTTGTTCTGAAGCACTCTCGCAGCCAGACCCAAGTCTCTGGAATTGGGATTCTCGTTACCCTTGTACGCATTGAACTGGTGGAATGGCTTCTGTTGATAGTTTTGGGTCCAACCACCGTTTGGACCATTCACGCGACCATCAATGCGAGAAGTATCGGTGCGAACAGCTGTGAGGGCACCACCCTGCTTGAGGGCACTCTCTCTCACGTTCATGCGACCAGCGTTACCCATGCGGTTAGCCTTACCACGACGATCCTCTGGACGGAAGCCATACTTCATCAACTCCTCATTGTTCTTCGTAGTAATCTGAGCAGCTGCACTGGTCGCGTACGCACCACTGAAGTTAGTAATACCTGGAGCTGCATGACTGTAATGGGCAAACTGCTGGTCATTGCGGTCACTCTTAAATCGGGTAGGATCCTGCGACATGGTCTGAGCTGATATGAAACGCTTCGCACCGTTGAAACCTAAACCGTCTGCTCTGTGACCAGTCTCGGAACGGTTAGTTGTTCTCATCGTCTTCTGATGACTCGCTCTGGGTACCGCACCAGACATACCCTGTGCACGACCAGGCATCGCTGGGAGACGCGAAGGAAGATAAGCAGTGGTATCAGGTTTATTGTGTTGTAATTGACCAACGAGAGCCGAGCGACCACCGGTGGTATCCGCAGCTGGACCGGATCGCCCTGGAAGTGTAGTGAGCTTATACTCACCCACATTGATAGGGTTCACACGGAACATTTGTTGGAAACCACCACTCGCCGGGGTATCGGAACCAATACCGAGACCTGGACCGACCATTTGCTTCTCAATTGGGGAAA